CCGGAAGTCCCGGGGGCCCCATCAGGCGTTTGTCTGGTGTGACCTTTGTCACCCTAAGTGCAGACCATGGTAGGAGGCCTTGCAATGAGTAGTAGACACCGTACAAGGGATTTGCGGGAACAGCGCTGTGGCCAGTATTATCACTGGCTTAACGCGCCTCCCAAAACCCAGACGTATTGTGTCTACGAAGGCAAGGACGAGATATGCGATGACTTCACTGGAAATTTCCAGGGAGCCAATGGGTTCTCGCTATTTCAGCGGGAGCGCGCATATTCTTACTTCAGTGGCGAGCAATGGAGCGGTAGCACCTTGCTACAAAGTGCCGACAATTTGCCGGCTTACTCCATGAACGCTGAATCCTCCGATCCGCTTACGCAGTTCGGCTCCTGTGGAGCCGTCTGCCAAAGTAATGCGGCCTGGGAGATTCTCTCGAAAACCAATCCAAATGCACCACATGTTTCGGTGCCTACTGGGTTGGCCGAGCTGAAGGATCTGCCAAAGCTTGTCAGAGGTTGGGGACAGGGTCTCTTACGAGACATAGCGCAAGGGTACTTATCCTGGCGCTGGGCTGTCCGACCAATGATGAGCGATGTTAGGAAGTTGTTGGATTTCGCAGAAGCCGTCGACAAGCGTGTCGATTGGCTAAAGCGTCTTCGCGACTTTCCTAACGCTGGTCTGAGGAGGAGGTGTAGCTTGGGGTCCGAGACTGTAGAAACAGGCTGGTCGGGTGAAACTTTCATCCACTCGGCCGGCTTTACAGTCAAGGGCAAATGGCGCGAGACCCATCGAATTGTTCGGTGGGGCTCAGTGCGATATAAAGTCGCACCTGGAACGCAGTTGCCGCATGACGCAGATGGCCTCAAAAGATTGGCCTGGCGTCTTACATACGGCATCACTAGTTCTGAAGCGCTGGCGACCGCTTGGGAAATTCTCCCATGGTCGTGGCTAGTGGACTGGTTTCTTGGCGTTGGACAAACTATCCAAGCCTTGAATAATACAGTTCCGCTAGTTACAAGCCACCTTTGTCTGATGCGCCGTCTCTCCACTTGGAGGGAATGGCAAATCACGACGAGGCCCGCGTGGCTGAGCGATTGCTCTGTGCCGCGCGGGTCAAAGGTGAGGAAGGAGCGATATGTAGTTGCTCCAACCATACCCTTCTCTCTGCACTTGCCGCTCTTAGATGAGCGGAAATGGTCGATCCTGGCTGCTCTTGCCGTGCTTAAGCGGTAGGACACCGCTCGATCCATGGCAAAGCCGCATTTGCGGCGCCACTGTCGTGAGACAGTGGTTCAGCTAGGAGAACTCCTATGCTTTCTGGTTCGACGATCATATTCGGGGGTAAAACCCTGAATCGGATCAACACGCCTTCCTATGCGTCCGAGTACCTTTACACGGACGCCGTGGAAGAGTACCGCCTCTTTGTGCGGCACTCCAAAACCACATTGGGGCAACATCGCCACAATGTTGAGGTCATCCACACAACGTGGGGAGAAACCTCAGAGGATCCTGATGTCGTTCGTAAGTGCTACTTCGTCATGCAGCATGATGCTACTGACGGGGTGGCCGCGATTGCCCTTATGGACAATCTCGCGGATGTGGCGATTGCCACGTCCGACGAACTTCTGACGGACCTGGTTGGATGGGAGGTTTGAGCTACCTCGTAGGTAGTCTCATGTCTCCATTCCAGCTGGCGTGGTCGTTCCTGTGAAGCGCATGGGACATTTCGACACCACCCTCTAATCAAGGGGAGGACGTATGTCTAATCGCCATGTACAGGAGCTGATGCGCGTCTATAAGTGTCTATTTTTGGACATAAAAGACGCGCACCCGACGCTTGCGGGTGAACTAGACAAAGATCTGGAACGCCTGCAATCGCTCGTCGATAACCGGGGAATCCATGCGCTTTGCGTGGACCTTCCGGCCGCCGGTAAGCATCTTGATCGGTGCTTATCGGATGGTGCGTACAAACTCTCAGGCTTACCTGCCACTCGGCGGGTGTCTGAGAGAGTAGTGATCCCTCGTTTTCTGAGGGGACTCTACTTACGCGTGTTTGACGAGCGAGGCATTCTGAGGGAGAACTGCGATGTGGAATCTGTTTACTTTCTTCGCCAGATACTTTATCTGGCCAAGCGAGCACAAATTCCGTGCAGCCGTGACGACGTCCTTCAAGAAATTGAGGATTTCGTTGCGGTTGACGAACAGCTTCCGGAGCCGGAAGGCTTTTGGACAGCTGAAACGCCGGATCTCGAAGCGGTAGCGGAATACGCTGGTTTTCAGCGCTCCGCGTTATACGCCGAGAGGATTTCCGGCATCTCGGACGCCAGTTTGGCGGATGAGATGTCAGTTCTCCTTGTCAACCTTGACGCAGTGTCGAGGCTGATATCTGAAACTCTGGGGGATTACCTGCCCTCGGAGTGGAGGTTCAGACATGGCCCAGGTGCCATCTCTGAGGTGGTTGGACCCGCCAATAAGTATTGTTGGCGGAACTGGTCCGATCGCCTTGAGGCCGTGTACCCCATCGCCGACTGTGGATTTCACAGTTACAGCGCATGGGCTGGCCGTGCGACCGACCCTGGGCTAGGCTCTATTGAGCCTAGTTCGAGGTTAGTTGCTGT